TGTAATTGCAGCCAAAAAGTCAGGTTTCTGCCTATTCTCGCTCGGTATTAGATTTAAATAATCGTCTAGTATCATGATACAGTCAGTGTGATATCGCCGACAATGCACTGAGCGGCTTGATTAAATGCTATGGATATATTTGCTGCTGTTGGCGTGGCAATCCCTACTGCGATTCTGATAGCCGTCACGACGTAGGTCTCTCCTAGTGCGCTGCCCTGAAGATTAGCGGGGGTGAATAGGCGAGTAAAATAAACATCTTCGCCGATATCGTTTGCGCTGATATATGCCGCTACGGCTTGCTTTAGAGCGTCGCCCGTGCTTGATACGTATCCAGACAGGGCGGTGATATCAACTTCGACTTTTATACTTACCGTATCGAGAGTGAAATACTTGATCGTACTGGCAATGCCTTTTGCGTCAATGTATGTCCCCGTCGTTGTGCCGTATGTCCCTGTTCCTGCCGTTTTAGTTCGTCCGATGGCATCAATGATATCTTGTACCGACCCGCCTGCTACCACCGCAGATATGCTATGGGCTGGGATGCCATTAACGTCAGTCGCGCCTGTTGGATTCTCAGCCACCACGCTGCGAGACACTCCAGCTACATTTGCTACGTTTGCGGAAATGCTGTCCAGTACGCTGAGTGCGCCGATACTCGTGCTTATACTTTGGCGTTGTCTTAGTGTTGCGTCGGACTCTACTGGCGAACCCTGCACCGCTGCCGATGGATTTGTTACGGACTGCCAGCCCAATTGAGGGGCTGCAATCTTGTTTATCGAGTTGGCTGGAGCAATGATATTCCCAATCGTTTGGCACGTCGCTGTGACGCTCACAGAGCCGCCTATGGGTATTGTTATGCTTACGGGCAAGTCCCACTTGTACCCAAGATTGTCTTTTACTACCCCGCTTGAAATAACCGTTCCCGCTTGTCCGACAATCGTTACAGTCGCAGTGCTTCTGGTGGGTATTTCTCGTCTAATTCCGTTCATCTTCACTCGACTGCTGAGTGCTTCGCCTTGAGCCGTTTGCGGCGAGAAGGAGTTAAACACGGCTATAGCCGTCTGGTTTGAGTCGTTAATAGCTTTGGCTACCACCGCCAGCATCTGCCCGTCTTGAGAGTCCGCGCCAAGGTATGAGTCAATGCCATAGATGGACTGGAACGACGCAATGAGTGACGCTAAAATATCCGCGTAAGGTGGTGCGGTTATTCCCGTGGAAGTTACTTGTGCAGCAAGGCTAGTCATTATATTGTACTCTTCACTGTTGTTGTCCCGTATATCGTGCTGATCGTTGCCGATACAGTTAGCGCACGATTGTTTAGGCTGCTTGTGTATTCTGTGATTGCCAAAACGCCATCGGTCTTGATGATGCGCTCCTGTATCGCTTGATCGTATAGTGCCTGCGTGTTGTTGCCTAGGATGCTGGTGAGAGGCAATCCTTCTGCGGTATCAAGAAACCATTCCCCAGCAAACAATTTTAGCCGCGTTTCAACGGCTTGGGCTACTGCTTCGGGTGAGTTCACGAGAAACTGAGCTGTACCGCCACCCATTACGTAATCACCCGTTGGTGATAGTTTGCGATAGCGCATCGTTAATCTCTTCCGATCTTATTTTCATACTACAATCCCAGATATATCCCCGCCTGATCTAACTCCAATATGCCTATGGTCTTTATAGTCTGAGCCTGCAATAGTTAGGGAATTTGACGAGTTCGGTTGCTCTATGTTGCCGTTAATTATCATATTGCCATTAACCGTGGTAGTATCTGCTGTAATCGCTACAGTAGGGGCGGTAATATTAACGCTCGACCCGTCAAGTGATATTATAACCGAACCCGAGTCATTTCGCAACTCACAGGCTGATGCGCTGCATGATATTCGCCTTGGCTGGCTACGAACGCCGACGATAGCAAACCCGTCGCTTAGGTCGTGCATACGCAGCTCTGATTGCTGTTGTATACCTCCAGATTGCCACCAAGCATCTATACAGCGCGACGAGAATACGATCAACGCTTCGTCGCCAGCCTGCACGGGGAAGGTTAACGTGTACCCGCCACCGCCTTGGAAGCACACGGGGCAGTCAAGTAGCTCGGGCAACGTAGCCCATTCATACGTTCCGTCCTTGTTCTGCACCTTCGCTTGTATCGCGGGGCGACATGATACAGTCATTGCCGTGGCATTGTATGACGTTATGATTGCAGGTAACGACGTCCATACGTATGATTGCATGCCTTGCATTGCCATGATAATTACATCGTTAAGGTCTGCGCCCCGTTCTCGCCTGTCCATTAGTTCTTAGCCTTCACTTTTTCGCTTGAGCTATCGATAGCCAAGCCGATAATATCCGTGTACCATTCGTTTCCGCGTGTATCGCCGACATGCTCGGCTACGTAGACCCTATACTGTCCGTCTGCGGCTATATCTGCGAAGCGTTGCAGTGCATCTATATTGCGGTTAAATGCCAATTGTCCGCCCTCGAACGCCTGCGCTGCTTGAGCGAAAGTAGTGTTTATGCTGGCGTTGTCTATCTGTATTCTTCCGCCTACTTGTATCTTGGGATTGAGCAGGCACCTGCATTTAATGCCTTCTTCCGTCTGCTCTGGCACTCCAACTAGCCCAGTGCGTGAAGTCAATACAACCGCTTCGTTTGGCAGATAAGATTGAAACGGTATGATCTGTATTGTTCCATTATTAAGCGACCACGTTGATTGCAGCGTGTCAGCCAATGACCGAGCATAAACCCTAGCCTGACCCCAGAATACTTTGCCACGGGACAACACTACGCCGCCTGCACCCTCGTTTGAGCCGACAACGTAATTCACTGGGATGCCTGTCGCATTAGATAACACCTTTAAGCGATTGTCTAACGAAGTTTGTTCGGCTGGTAATGATGCATTGACTAGCGCGTGATTGTACTCAATATCAAGATACGACGCTAATATATCAAGATACGTGTCTGTAGCGTTCTCACGACCCTTGCGGAATTGCTTAATCGTTCCATCAAATATTGTTCCACTTGACCCGTTCTTATATCCAGCTTTCAGGACTACGCGAGTGAATTCCACGGGAGTTTTTCCCGTAATACGCCTAACCGTATCTTCTGAAAGATTGAATACGCGGATAACTGCTGCATTAGGGCTTTCCTTATCTGACTGCGTTATGTGGAATTTAATATGCATCTGAGACAAGTCAATACCTTCACCGCTGTCGCCAGCGACGACTAAAAAGCATTCGCGCAGGTATTGCTGTTCGTTAATCATAACCCACCTCGAATAATCATAACAAGAGCGGATAAAAGAGATAATACTGAAATTATAGCAAAAAGATCACCGATATTCATGACTTATTTCCCGCCTTTTTATTTGTATCTCCTAGAGCCGTCCTAAATCCTGTCTCTCCTTCCTCGTGAAAGCGTTTATCCCACTCGCTATTGCATTCTATAACAACAAAACATACAAAAAGAAACAATGATATTGCAATCATTAAACCGTCAATTTCATTCACGATAAAGCCACTTAAAAAATAGCACAACAGTAATAGCTGTAAATGCTACGGTTGATAATCCCGTAATCAATAATACAATCATGATTGCAACCAGTACAAATGAGACTCAGAACCCATATTATCATAAGTCGGTACTGCTTGCAAGTTGTGATCTGTTTGGCACTCCATTTCGCCACCGAATAACAGGTGTCTGTACTGATCGAGCAATTCTGCGCCCGTTATTAAAGGCACGCCAGTAAGAATAGGATTACCGTTTGAGTCTGATATATCAATTATCCATGACTGGTTCGCCACGTTCCAAACCTTTAAAATCTGGTAAATTACGTTATTGAGCGATATATTGAACCGTTCAGAGTATGGCTTTGTCGGTATTTCGTAAGCTGTGTTCATTTCTTGTTTGCTCCACTCTGAAGCTGATTAACGCCCGTATTCTGCACGGGTGTTGTGGTTTGCGGTAATGCTTGTGACTTCACGTTAATCGGAACTTTCACCGTCTGCGTGGTGACTATGATTACTTGGCGTAGATGTGCCTTGATTAACAGACCCTTTTCCCACTTCTGATCTGTCGTAGTTGTGAGTGCTTTGAATAACATGTTTTTGTACACCTTCTTCCCAGTGTACACGTCGAACGGAATCATTGACTCCTGTAGCTTTAGAAGCTGATCGTATATCTGAGCAGACCGACTGCTCGGACTATTTCCAAGCAACGAACTAGCCGCGCTAATCGTTCCCTGCGCGTTATTCACTAACCCGACGATAGGATTTAACGCTGAAGCAACACCAGCCAGTCCATTTATCGCAGCCCCCACGATTCCCGTAGAGCCTCCACTTGGGCTATCCGACCATGCACAAGTTATCGTAACCTCGCTTGGACGCTTGTACGCATGATCTGTTATTCTCGCGCCTTGCTCGACTGGATGATCTGTTATCTCAATCTCGTCAATATGCACTTCCTCAATCGTTGCCTGAGCAATGATAGGCTGTGCGTCACCCGACTGAAAAAAGCCGCGAGTTGGTCTAATCATTATCGCGCCGAATCCTATCGACGCGGCTGGTAATATCACGCCGACTGTCATTGTACGTTACTCCTTAGGTTTCGAGCTATGTTCGCGCTTGTTTGCTCCATATCGCGCCGAGCCTTAGTCATGACTTGATCTGTCACCTCGCCGTATATGTTCATGTTCACGGTTGTGATGGGCTGACCTGTTTTCTTTCCACCCATTACGTCGCTTGTGTAATTTCTAGTTTCCGCCGAGCTTAGAGCTATCGCGCCGCTGGCAATTCCTCCAGCGTTCTTTAGGCGTTTGTCCATATTACCCATGCCAGAGTTGTACGCGCCAATAGCTAAAGCTACGTTGCCCTTGTATCTAGATATTAACTGCTTTAGATATTTTGCCGCAGCTTGAGCCGATTTATGAAAATCCATGCGCTCAGAGCTAGTTAGCCCCATATCTTTCGCGGTATCTTCGTTAAACTGGAAGTCACCCAGAGCTTGGGTAACTTTTCCATTTTTATGCACAACGCGCTTACCTACTTTACTTCCTCGTCCGAACGAAGTTTCTTCACCCCATATCCCAGCAAGTAATCCTTTAGGTAGCCCCATTTGACTTTCTAGGCTTGCTAAAAATGCAAACTTATCGCTTTTATCGCTCGGAACCTTAACCGCAGGTATTGCGCTACCTGTCGCTTTGGCTGGCTGCTTTCCGCTGCCTCCAAACCCATTAACCATAAAATTCGCTACGCTATCAGCGACTGAATTAGATGCGTCTTTGGCTATTTTCTTTACTGCCTCGCCAGTGCCAACGCCTTTTAGTGTCTTGAAGTAATCCAGAGAATCCCCAATCGCCTTGGCTATGCCCTTGAACGCTGGAAGGAAATCAATGGCAAAGCTATGTCCTATCGACTCCATCTTGTCGGCTATTTCGCGCCATGCATTCTTATATTCTGTTGACGCTTCGGCAAACTTATCTAAGTTATTAGTTTTATTTACCTGCTGCGATGCGCTGTAAGTTTTCTTGAACTGCTCGAAGTTGTTATTGATATTTGTAAATACGTCTTGCTTTATGCCAAAACTGTCTGCAATATTCATTGCGTTGGCTTTGTTTTTCATCTCATGAAGTTTTTCCATGAGTAGCATAAATGATTGCGTATTGGTTAGAGTGTCTGGGTCAACGCCGATATACTTCGCTAGATTGCCCTTTGCACCCATATTATAGGTCAGATTGCTACTTAACGACTCTATCGTGTCCGATATCCTGCTCGACGTTAATCCGACCTTTTCAGCCGCTTGCTCAAGCGACTTCAAGTCGTTAACTGATGATTTTGTGCGTTGTGACGAGTAATGAAGCCGCTCCATGTCAGTGGCATACTGATTCACCATTGCGGCAATAGCCACGCCCGCAGCAGTTGCTGATGCTGCCACGCCAGCAAGTAGCTTCTCTGAACCGCCCGTTGCTTCCTTGAATTTCTTATGCTGCTCTTGATCGATTTTAAACCCAAGCGACACAAGGAACGACTTGACTACCTCTTCACTCATTTTTTAGCCTATACATTGTGCCGAATTGCGTTTCAACCGAATCAAACCTAATGCCATTTACTTCCCGCCCATTAGCACAGTTTTTCGTGATTCTGCGGAAGTATTTCTTGTAAATTGATACGCTATCGGCTCGATTTATTCCACACAGTTCCAATAGTTTGGTTGGAGTGTACAATTGACCGGCTTTGATATATACTCTTTTTTCTTCAATTTTCACATCGACCAAAATGCCAGCCAGCACGAAAGTTGAGCCAGAAGCTGCTTTTCTTCTAGCTTGCTGCGCCATCCAGTAAATGCATTTATCCGAAGCGTGTTTTGCATGGAAAATATGGATAGACATGAAGCCTTGCGAGTGCATGAAGTCCGTTTCTGGCTCATTGTACTGCGATGTGACGCGCGGCAATCTTGTTTCTGAGACATGTCTAGCGCGGCGATGCGTTCCAGATGGTATTTGATTAAACATTTCGATCAAGTTCATTTTAGTCCCCTAGAATAATACTCTTCTATTCTTCTGGCGTTCTCATCTCTGATATCAATCGCATCGTTCATGCATGCGATATCGTATAGGTCGAGAGTGCAGTCTTTCAAAGATTCATATTTGCACATGCCCTCAAGGACTGGTCTCATTAGCCAGTCCTCACCGTTTGGCATATACATTAAGGATACTACATGTGAAACCGCCCCGCAACTATCTATAGAGAGGGCAGGGCGATCAAAAAATTTGATAGGTTCTCTTTAACCACTTCAGAGCAAAGGCGAATCATGACCATCATATCGATATCATCAAACAGCATGCGACCGCTTACCATAACGGCTTGATATCCCGAGCCTGACTGTCTGGTGCATACGCTTAAGCATGTATCTGTCACGAAGTCGCAATCTTCTTCGCTCATTTGCGCGATAGCTTCGGCTACTGGCGATAGGTCAAACATCGACCCAGTCTCGCCTTTTTTGCCGTAAGCCATCATAGCAGGCAACAGCTTACGCGTAATATGCATCTGTTGCTTTGCGTTTAATTTCCCCGTGCGGTACATCTGTCCGCTAATTTCTAAGTCCATGATTACAGTCCTGCGCCGAGACCCACGTTAATCGTTACTGAATTAAATACCCATTGAATTACATCAGCTTCTTGGGCGTATGTGATATCTGGGATGCGGCTGAACGCGCATTGCTCGCACGTAATAGCGTCGCCAGTAGTTGAATTCACGATTGTGATAGTATTATTCCCGTGATTTGCACCGCTTGTGCGCTGAAACGCCACCATGGCACTTAGAAGCGCGTTGGTTGGGCTTGTCTTCAAAAGCCTTACCGTGACCTTCCCGCTCTTGTCTGCGTGCAGTGTATGCATGCCCTGCCCGTCTGCTCCAATCGTCATGGTGTCAATATCTTCGGTTTGGGTGATTGTGATACCTTCTTTTGCTGCTCCTGCGCCAGAGCCGAGGGAAAAACTCCCCCCAACTCCAACAATAGCCGCATGAACATCTAAAAAGCTATATGTTGCGCTCATTTATTATCTCGCTAATGTGATTGATATATCGACCGTATGAATTGCTCCAGCCAGCTTTGCCGCGACTTGAAACGGCACGCTTTGACGAACTGCTCTGGTTGCGGAGTTTTGTGTATTAATGCTTGGAGCGTACACATAGAAACCCTTGGGAAGAAAATCGCCCTGCTTCAGAGTTCCAAACCCATTGCTGTCCCACACGCCAGCAGCGAGAAGCCCGTTTGCTACAGCTTGAGATAGCACGTTTTCAATTGTAGTTACGATTAAGTGATCGCCTGCGTCCGTTTGTGGTATTTTAGTGGGCGAGGTGTATAGTAAGTTATACACAGCTCCTTGCACCGTTAGAGCCAGCCAGTCGCTTCCTGTGATCGTGTCAATAAAGTCGCCATTAGCCACCTTGCCTTGCTGAATGATTGCAGTATTGTTGTTGTAAGCTACAAACACGTTACAGTTTTTAGTAGCAAGCACATCGGCTTGAGTAGGGGTTAGCTGCTCTGGAATAATGCCTATCTCTTGCTTGTACATTAGCGTGATAACGGTATTATTACCGTTATAGTTTACGGTTAAGGCGCGACCTAATAGGCTACATATTGCATAGCTGTTGCTTGAGCTGTACTGCACAACCGTTTTCTTGTATCCTAGATGAGCCAATCTGTAAGCAATATCTGTCGTGCTTGAGCTTAGCAGTACGCCGCCCTCTGTGGTGCTTACGCCATAGATGTGCTTGTTATTCGTAGCTTCAAGGTACCCTGCCACGGCGATATGATCGTCGTCGGTGGCTGCTGGTATATTCATGGCGTACCACGTTTGCCCGAAGCTCTGATCGAACAGCACTGCTGCATCAAGGGCGGATTCAGCAGCTACACCATTCGCAACATAAACGCCAGATGTGAAGTTATAGACTAGATTCATTAACCCGCTGATATCTGTGCCTGTTGCGCCGCTTAACGTTGCGCCGCTCGCTGTTGCTGCACTTGCTGCAATAGTTAAAGAGTTTCCACTCGCGCCAGACGCTGTAGCACGAAGACCCAGCTTTGTTGGTGATGCGAACGACATAAACTTAACGAGCTGCACATCTGTCGATCCATCGAGCATCAGTTTAGCGTTGGTAATCGTACCCGCAAGCGTACCTGCAATCTGCACATCAGTGGGATTTACTGGAGACGTCTTAAACGTAACTACGGTACCATTCAAGGTGATTGTATCGCCGTTCGATGGATTCGAGCCGAATGTGATATTGCCGACTGCTGTGGGAGCCTTGGCGTAAGACACAACCGAAGAAGCTCCAGTTGTTCCGCTGGATATTTCAAAGCGCGAGTAGGTCGAGTTGAATACACACGTTGAGCCTGCAGAAGCTGCTGCTAGTGCGGTTTGCATGATCGATGCAACGCCGTTCAGGTTTGTGACAGACGCAAACGACGCGGGATGGATGGCATAAGGAAATCCATCTATCTCGATGTAAAAAGAAGGGGAAGTTATTGCAGTAAAGTTTGCAAGAGTCTGCTGTGCCGCGCTCATTAAGCCGCCCAGTAGTTTGCCCTTCGTAGCATTATAAGCCCAGCGACCTAGTTTGAATTGCGTAGGTTGCGGAGCTTGTTGAAACCATAACGAGGCTGCGGCATATTCTGCACCTAAAGTGCCGAAATCTGTTGCTACCGCGTCAAGGCTTGAGTATGTTCTGATTCTTTCAACGACATCAATAACGTCGCTAGATGTAAGTACGAGTAGCGTGCTAATATCTTGAGCTTGTGCAGCAATAGCCGACAAGATCACATTTACATTCACTAGCCGCGAAATTGGTAGGTTTGCCATTTACTTATTCCTGTATGAGGATATGATTTGACAGCATCTCGCTGTTAATTGTAATATCTGCCGTGGCGATATTTTTTACTTCGTATGTGCGTATTATACACCGTTTAACGAAAAATGCAAGATCGTAGCGGCGCACCCATTGCTGATTGACTAGCTCAGGCACCGCGCGGATATTATCGCACGATTGAAATGCTATGCCGTACTGCCTGAACCACCAATTATTTTGCTCGACGTTAAACCCGTCGAGTAGAATCTTGGCGTATCTCTTGGCGTTAATTCCGTAGAATGTCGCCATAACCTGAAGAACTTCGTGCCTAATCATTTCATCACGCCCCAAGCCGCCATCTGCGTTTGGGTTATGCCCGAAGTACGGATAAGAGTCTTGCGAATCAGCCACAACCCCAACGCTGCACCATGTTACTGATGGCTCTGGCTGTTTTGGCACGGTTGGTTGCCAACGAGGACGCACCAGATCGCCAGTTAACGACGTTACGCCTGAAACGTACTGCTGAAATAGCGCATCTAGCTCTGCATCATCTATCGCGCTATTTAAATCGACTGGCGTTAAAAATCCGCCCGTTGCTGATGTGTTGGGCATATTATCCTGCTAGTGGTATTAAGTCGCACGAGCAGGCAACGAAGCCGCGCCCGTAGCGAGAATATGAGTTTACATTGACGACAGTGTATTGCCTGCCGTCCCATGTCAGTATGTCAGCATCGAATCCTGCCCCGCCCGACTGAAGCCTTGTTATCGTATGGAATATGATGGAACCCGTGACACGAGAGCCATCCGCCAAACGATGAAGTATGTCGCCCTTATCAGAAGTCACAACGCCATAGATTGATGCTGTCGTGTCGCCGTTTACCGCCAATCCATCCAGTCCTATCGTTTGAACGCGGCGGGTATAGGTTGCCGTATCCACGAACATCGGGTCAAGTATAACGTCGGTAACGTCTAGTAGTGGCATGTTAATCCCTATTGAATCCAGCGTCTTCCAGCTCGCCGTGCTGCTGCTCTTGCTGACTATCTTTTTTCTTCACAACATAATTAACAGCGCGAAGCATTGAACCAGTATCAATCAGCGTATTCGTTCGCGTCACACCGCGCTCAACGCGCTTCATGAGTGTGTACGGCGCAAGTGCTGGCTGTATGTTTGACGCTATCTTACTTTTCACCGCGTCCCGAGTTTGCTGCCCCGCTATTTCCATCTGCCCTTTTGCCGCTTCAATATCGCCGTCTATCGCTAAAGATGCCGCTTTTCCTAGCCGCTTTTCCCAGTTCTTTTTCTGCTCTTCAACGGACGGGATAAGGAACGGTCTGGCAGGAATGTTTGCAATTGGCGAACCGAATTCGTGTATATAACCGAGCGCGGCATTTCCTACCTCTTCATTTCGAGCATCCGTCGCCTCTGGTATCCCTACCATGATCTTATATTCTGCTATTTCAAGGATGCGCTTCATTTCATCCTCAAATAGGCTCTTTTTCATCTTAATTACTTCCAGCATAAAACAATGGAACCTGACCAAGAGAATACTGCCCTGCTGGCATAATCTGCAATCCTCCTGCACCCCAGATGCGGGCAAGCTGAAGCAATCGTATGCCGTAACTAGTCATATTCCACTGCCCGCCATCCTCTATTGATACAGAGCCAGCATCACGAGACACGGATACCTTATC